CTTCCGCTCGCGACGTGCCCGTTGCAGCAACTGAAGCTGAAGTCGTTGCATCTGCGTATCGGACTGCACCATCCCCGCACTTAAATCAGCAGGGAGGCGTCGACCGTCTTCGGCAATGAACACTGGATCTTGACGCGGTGGTGCAACCTTGTCAATCCAGCCGTCCGGCGTTGTGTAGGTGCCGGTGACATAGTTCACCCGCTGCTCGAGCGGCAACACCATGTTGAAAGTATCGGAAGCGTTGGCACGGATTTGACCGTCGTCAAACGACAGCACCGGAACACCGGGCGGCCCGACATAGAGTTTATAAATGCCGCCGATTTCAACGAAGCGACCACCGCATGCTTTGAGCAGCGCAGTGATTGCTTCGAGCGGCTCTGTGTCAATTCCAATTTCACCGCCAGCGGTGAACTGCGGTTCGGCACTGCCGCCTAGGATCGGGGTTTCAAGACCGACAGAAACATCGCACTCGTTCATCGCCGCGAACCAGATATCTAGCGGCAACTGTTCGGCGGTGGTCCCTTCAATACCATAGTAGAATTCAGACCCGACGTAGACGCCACGAACGATATTATAAACAATCACTGCGACGTTGTCGGTCCATTCGTAAGTTGCCTGATTGCCCCAAACATGAGAACCAGAGCCACCGACCGTTGAATCTTTGCGCGGGTCATAAAGCTTGATGCCATCAACAACGAACTTCCAGTCAAAGAAGCCTGGTACTTTTTCTTGATCATAGACAGAGTGCAAGCGTACATAAGTAATCCCATGACCGACCGCGGTGGACGGCCAAGATGGTTGAGTGCTTATAGTAGTCTCAACCGCAATCGGATCCGCAACGGTTTGCGTTCCATCATAAAAACGAACATGCAGCTTATGATCATAATCAACTAGGATAGTGGGATTGCTGCCACCCTCAGCCGCTGCGCCGTTCGCACTGTCCGAGCCAAACGACGGCAGGCCAAACATCGCAAGATAATTGTCCTTGGTGCGCGCACCGATCGTGCCCTTATAGCCGTTGACGTTCGCACCAAGATTGGGATCATCCAACGATGAATAATTATACAACGCCGCAGGCAATCCACTAACGAAAACTCCTGCAAGCCGGTAGCACGGATGATCAGCCAGCGCGATGATCTCAATCAGGTTGGCGTTTTGTGTTTCGCCAACGACACCGCCAGTGCCGGTGAACACGCGCGAACCAGCGGTGACCGCGCGCCCGAAGATCAAGCCATACGGAATGTCCGCGCCGACTTTCGTATCGAGCTGTGCACCGCCGATATCAGCAGTGGTTGCGGCCGCTTGTTCAGCGGCGGGCTTCTTGGTCAGCAGTCTGGTGGCAACATAGTTGATGCCGAACGACACTGCGATCAAGCCGACGGTAGTGATAGCAGTGACTGCACCAGCCGAAAGCCCGGCGACACCGACGAACGACAAAATAGTGAGGGTTATCGGGTCAGCAAGGGCCGACTCCGTGCCCAACAATAGCAGGATCAGCCAAATTATAAATGTCATTCCATCACACGAAATGCGCGAGATGCCTTTGTCAGCGCATGAATGCCCAATCCCTCCTCTGCTCGCGCTAGAATTTGCGCGCCACAGACCACACCAAGAGTTTCAGTCCCGTCCTCATTGACAACAAATACCCAATCACCATTTTTAGCTTGAGCAACTGGAATCTCAGGATACGTTGCAGCGGCAGCATCACCAAGGCTTTCAAAGCCGCGCTCGACCATGAGTCGCTTGAAGCCAACCTTGCTGTCATAAGCACCGCGAACATCTTCCGCCGGATCACGTCCAGTCAAGAGCTTGGTGACATCGGCAACAAACAATCCACAGTCAGATTCACCCCAAACAAAAGGGATCGCCTTCTGGCGCTGGTACTCTTCATAGATAAGACGCTTGACGTTTTGCATTAGCCACCCGGACGAGCGCGGCCGAAGTACACCGACTGCTCGCTCTGACCGCTGGTGAATTGATAGAACGTATCTGACGGTGCACGCTGCGCCAATGATGATGGAGATCTTGTTTCAGTACGACTGATGGTCAGTGCACGGGATGTGGACTCGCATCAACCTTGCCGATAAAGCGGCGTACTAAAGGCGGAAGAATTAAATTGGTAGCTGTATCATAAATGCCAAGCGCAATTTCAATGGGGCGCTGTGCCAGCATGAAGCCACGAAGGAGAGATACTGCTTCGGTCTGGATTGCCGAAAGAGTTACTTGAATACTTGGAATGCTCATGTCGGATTTGGCCGACAGAGTATTGACTTGAATTAAATTGCCGGAACCGTAATAGGTGCGCGGTCCGATCGTGATGTTACCAACGTCGTCCCAGAAGCCGGTTGGAACCGGCGTTATGCCATCGAAGTCGAGCGCCTCGCACCAGATAAATGTACGTCGCTTGACTGCGCCAGATGCCAACGCCGTGATCTGCGCTCCAGTGAGTGCCAGCATTTAATTTCCTTCATAGCGTTTGGATGGCTTTGAACGCGACTGTGCCGGTGCGGCCATCCGTGGTTTCTTTATAGCTATCAGGTATGATAAGCATCCGCGCCGACGCGCGATAAAGGCTCACCGCTGCACCGCCAGCATATCCGCTGCGGATTTCGGGGCGAACTTCTAACGTGACTGCACCACCCGAAGCGGTGCCGCCAGCAGCGATGCGATGCAGCGCACGGTTTGCGCCGGAGTTATAATCAAATGAAAGATAATCGCCCGGTGATAATATCAATCCGGCAGGCAAGCCACCAAGCACAACGCCATAGGGAGCGCTGACCGACGTGAGCGTGCACGCGCCAGTGAATCCGACGGGAAAGCCTGCGGCATACACGAGTGGACGCTGCCGATACATATCAAAACCGTAGAACTCTTTGGTTGACGACAGCGTATCGAGCCAAGCACGCGCCACACCTAAAACATTTGAGCGCACCGTCGCGCTCTGCCAATCGAGCATCCACAGTGATGGCCCTAAATCGGCGGCGATCTGCCGCCCATGGCGCAATGGTGTCACCTCAAGCATCGGCTTCAAGGTGAACGTCTGGCTGGCAAGCCGATGTGAAAGCGCATCGGGGATGGTGCGTGGGAAAGTGATTGCCATTACATCATCCGCCGCGATCTTGCCTGTGTGACTGCCTTGACTGCACGCGACTCGATGGTCTGATTAAGTTTGATCACCGCAGCCTCAACTCGTGCGAGTCCTGCTGCATCAGCACCCGGAGCATGAATTGATATCTGCGCACCACCGACCACGACGCCACCCATTCCAGCCGCGACCGAATTCGGTATGACTTGTGAGCCCTTTGGTAGATTGACAATCTCGGGTCCTTGCTCTCCAACCCATGTTGGCCCGCCGCTCCAGTTGTTAGTGCCGCCAGCATTGCGCCCTATTCCCAGAGCAGAAGCAAAAGACATATCGCCACCGCCTGTGACTCCGGAAAGCGCCCGGAACAACAGCATCTTGATAATCATCTTTTGCAGTTCTGCGAGCACGGTCAAACCGAGCGAACGGAACGCTTCGCCCATTGTCTGGGTGCCCATGCTGACCGCAGTCATGGCTTCGGCCAGCCTGTCAATGCTGCTCGTAGCCAACTGATCAATCTGCTTGCGGAAATTCAACGCGTCCTGCGAAGCCTGCGTAAAATTAGGGAAGATAGACCGCCGCACAGCAAGGCGATCGGCGGCTTCCTTATTCTCGCGCAAAAGTATATTCTGAGCTTTCAACACTTCGTTTTCAGTGAGGCGATACCTGATAGCGTCCTGCTTCAATTGCGCCATCCTGGCTTCGGCCATCTCTTCTTCAGTAGCAATGCCAAGCCGCTCGCGCACGGCAGAGGCTGTCACCATCATGGCAACCTTGTACGCTTCTAGCGATCGTGTCGCTGCGCTTTGCAGTTCTGGATCCTTAGATGTCGCCGCCTGAAGTTCTAACTTTTTTAATCTGTACTTTTCGGTTTCCGTTGCTGCATCACCCAACAGAGCAATATTCCTTTGCAGGATTTCCAATTCAACGGCTGGCGAACCTTTCGCGGGTGCCCGTTTCAATTCAGGCCGTGATTCTAGTTCTCTTGCTGGTCCATATCGATCTTCAAAATTCATACCGCGTTCTGTAAGTGGCTTTTCAACTGCTGGCGCAAACCGATTGTTAAACAGCCGCTGATTAACGTCGCTATAACTGATTGCTTCCTTTCCAGCTTTGACTCGTTCGACATACAGCGCAAGCTCGTGCCACTTGTTAGTTTCCCATTCCATATAAGCCATTTCTTCTTTCGCAAACATCTTGCCCCAAATATTCTGGGTCTTGGTTTGGATAGCCTTAATTCTATTGTCTACATCAACAAGATCTCTAAGAAATTTATCGTCCAATGCTGGAGGAGCTTTAGCAACGATGCCTGACAGCCCGCCTTGCTGAGCAAGCTTCTCAAACATCTCCACACCAACCAATCCACCTCTGCCGCCTGCTGCCCTCGCAAGAGCAAGTCTCTGTTGCTGATCGGTCAGACGCTTGAACGCAGCAACCAGAAGATCAATCGCCTGAGCGCTATCCTTGGTGACAGACAACTGGCGCAATAGCTCCTTATCAATTTTCAACAGCTCATCATAAAGCGGCCCGCCTCCAGAACGAAGTGCTTCGATGTTAGAAATAAACTTGGTGAAGAATGCCTGTGTCTGATCAAAGTCTAATCCAACTGTCCGGCCCACTTGACCAAGAAGCTTTAGCTCGTTCATAGTTATGCCGATAGTGTCCGCGCCCTCCTTCAGCGCCTTGGTTTTTTCTACGAACTTCTTGGCCGCGTCACCGAGTGCCAGTACCGAGCCAACCACAGCGCCGACGGCTGCCGCAGCCGTAAGTCCGACAGGACCAAGCGTCGTTAAAAGCGTACCCAGAAAACCAAGATTGCCCGCCGCTGATGCAGCGAGCGTTGACATCTTACCAGTGATCGCCGTATTCATTTGCTCGAAGCGACCCTCAATTTGCTTCGTGTGCTTGTCGGCAATCACAACCGCCTGCTTCATATCCTTTTCAAACTTAGTCAACTGCGCCGACAGCGCAACGACTAGAGCGGCTGTGTCGTTTGCTGCCATTTATAAATCCCCGTGAGCTTCTTTGGCCGCACGAAATTCTTCATCGGTGGGTGCATCACCCTTGTCATTCGGAGTGTTCGCTTTATTCACACCATCAACACAGGCTGCAAATTGATAGAGGCTCATCCGTCCAACTTGTTCTGGAGTGAAGCCCATAACGGCTCCGCCTCCGTAGAAGTTTGATGCTGAGAGTTTGTTGATTTCCTCGTCCGTCGCCTTGACTTTTTTTTACCAACGGGGTCATCCGGCACACCCTGAATTGCAGCCAGCAACACTGCGAGCGCCGTGAGTACGTGTGGCGCAATGTTGCCAGCCGTGACATTGTCATCAACCAATTTCCTCGCGGCCTTGGCTTCTTCGGCGGTCCCACTGCCACCGCCGATCAAACCAATGCGAAGCGTCTCGATGACATACTGAACGTGC